CGCATCTGGTCGCGGATGCGCTCGGGGACGATTGACGATTCGAGGACGCCGAGGTTGCGGGCGTAGTTGCGGAACCCGTCGTCAATGTTGAGGTTGTCGAGGACATCGGGCCGCACGTTGGCGATGTTCCCGGCCATGGTCATGGCATCCAAGAAGGCATCGTTGTGGATGGTCTGGAGCGCCAGAGCCATGCGCGAGGAGTAGACGATGTTCGGGTCGGGAATGAAGACTTCTCCGTTGCCGAGGTTCTGCATCAGTTGACGCGGAGCGGGCGGGAATGCCCCGGCCTTGGCCAGCACCGAGAAGACCTGGCGCATGATGGGATCGCAGATCTCGCGGGTCTTTCGCGCGAACGTCGGGGAGAAGTTCGGGAGCCGGTCGTTGCGGCGCTGGCGCACCTCCTCGGCGGTCATCTGCTTGCCGATGGGGACCGAGGCCAGGGCTTGGAACAGCTCGACGTGGAAGGCGTTGTTGATCTGCCGCTTGCGGAACTCGGTGCGGTCCTCTCCGATCATGTAGTTGCCCGGCTCCCCGAAATACTGGGGCCGGGAATTCATGTCGGGCGTGTAGGTGATGCCGCGAGCCCGCAGGTCGATGGTCCCCTCGAAGTTGGCTGGGGCGATCACGGGCGGGGAAACCTGCTTCTCGACCAGGGTGTCGAGCTGCTGCTGCATGTAGTTGAGCGTGCGCGTGTCATAAATCGCCTCCATGCCGGGGCTGCGACCGTAGGGCGTGCGCCCCCACGGGAGGTGGCGGTGGACGCAGAAGGGAGCCTCGTAGAAGCCGCTCTCCCGCAGGATCGTCTCGGATGCCTTGTGGATCCACACCGAGGCCCACGGCGCGTTCTGCACGTTCTTCCGGTATCGGTCGCGCTCCTTGCGCTCGGAGATGCAGTGAATGACCTCATGGTCCTCACTGCGCTCCTTGAGCGGGTAGCCGAGGCACTGCGCCACTTCGTGCGGCAGGTTCCGCTCCCCGAAGTCGTCGGCCATCTGGCGGGCGGAATACTTCTTGACCCGGAACACGGTGTCCACATCCCCGAGGTGGTTTTCAAGGATGGAATACTCCGAGATCTGCATGGACTCGAAGTGGAGCCCGTAGCGGGTATTCTCGCGGACGAACAGCCCCGAGGTTCCGTAGATGCCGTCCTGCATGTAGACATCATGCACCTGGCTGTAGAAGTTGGTCCCGGCCAGCACCTCGGACGCGATGTCGGAGCATTCCGAATACCAGCTCTTGGCGGCGTCGTCACCCCGCAGGAATCGCGGCGCAGTGTACGCGAACCACTTCGTCTCCGCCGGAGTGATCCAGCTCATGCACCCGGCGGCGTAGGTCATCGCGGCCTGCCGGAGGGTCGAGTCGAAGATCTGCGCCTGACCAGCCAGGGACGGCGACCAGCCCACCGTCGCGGTGTCCATACCGATCTGCCGGTTGAGCGGATCGCCGTAGGCTCCGACATCCCTCCATATCGAACACATCGCCAGGCGCACCGATTCGGCGGCCTTGTAGCGTTGCAGGATTTGAGCGGCGTCGGTCATCCCAGCTTGCTCGGGGAACCTCCGAGGCCACTTCCCATGGGACGGGCGAATCCGTAACCGCCACCCCCGCCACCACCTCCACCGCCGCGGCGTCGGCGCATGGCCTCCTCGTCCTCGATGTAGTCGGTGCGGACATCCTGCTTGTCCTTCATCGCCGCGAGCGCGTCGGCAGATCGCCGCTCGACCTCACTCATGCGGCGGGTCTGCTCGGCCTGGAACCGCCGGTCAGCCGCTGCCGCCTGCTGTGCGGTCCTTTGCGCCTGTCGATTCGCAGCCGCCTGTTGCCGGATGGATTGCTGCGACAAAAAGTTGGCCTGCGCCTGCTGCTTTGCGAGTTTCTGTTTTCCGCCCATAGAGAACTGGGCTTTGCGTCAAAGGTCGAACGCGCAAGCGGTTTTTTCGCACATAGGAAAAAAACGGCAGGTCGAAAGGAATGAACTGGCGGAACTGGGTGAGGTCTCCGGCGGCGAGGTAGCAGTGCCAGGTATCGAAAGTCTCGAACCGGTGCCAAGGGTCATCGAAGAGGAGCCGGTCGCCTCGGGAATCGACGGGACGGAAAAGCAGAAAGACCTCGGGCGTCGAGATCACATAGCCGCCATGGAGATGCGCCAGCAGTGCCTCGCTGAACGATTCGCAGTCGGGTTGCCGGGAGTGCCATTGAGCGGCGCGAAGGGCGGGAGTCATGACAAAATCTGCACGTTTTTCCGCACCGGCCTGTCCTCGCCGCGAAACCCGTCCACGACCGTCGCCCCCTTGTGTTTGACGTTCGATCCTCGGACCAGGTCGCGACTCAGCGCCTCGGCATAGGTGCGGACGGAATCCGCGAAATGGCTGCACAGGTCATGCACCGGGACCGATCGCAGGATGCCGGTGGATTGGTCGAGCTTTTTTCGGTAACCTTCGAGGCGGCCCACCAGGCTGGGAAGTTTCGCCCCGGTCTCGGAGTAGATCGGCTCGTCCATCCTCGCGTGGAACCAGCAGTTCGGGAGGATGCGCCTGACCTCCTCGATGCCCACCCAGAGGTCGGGAATGCGCGGGACGACGACGATGCTCCTCCTCGGGATCCCGGCCTCGACCAGTTGCTGGAGGTAGGTCTTGCCGGATCCTTTGTCGGTGATCTCGCAATCGTGCGGGAGGAAGTGCGCGAAGCTCTCGCCATGCGTCCGCTCCCATGACCGGATGACCTCGGCCACACCCCCGGCTCCAGCGCCCTCGCCCACGGCCCCGTCGAGGAAGTTGTGCGCCTTCCCGGCGGGCTGGATGAGAACCCCCGCCATGTTGTCGGAGGAGCCGAGATCCCATGCGGTGAACATGGGATACCCCTTCTCGGGTTCGAAGGCCGCCACCTGCTTCTCCGCTCGGACCCGCTTCATCTCCGGGTAGATCTGCCCGGGAACGACCTGGCGATCGACCTCTTCGATGACGCTGGGAAACTGCTGCCACATTTCCTCCCCCTGCTCCGCCTTCCTGCGCTCGTAGAACGCCTGGCGGTCGAGGGGAATCTCGATGCCGTAGCGTTCGCGAAGCCCGGCGAAATACTCCGCCGTCTCAGCCCGTGAGGGCTTGACGCCCGGCAGCACATAGCTTGGATGGCCCCACCATGGGAAGAAGTGGAGCTTCCAGTCTAAGGCAGTCAGGCGGTCGAGCTTTGCGGCCTCCAGTGACAGTTGGAAGATGGCATAGCACTCACCCCACTGCCCTCCTTCCATCGTGGTTTCGATGTCGATGATCCCGCCGGGCGGCAGGGAGTTGAACGCACCTCGCTTGATCCCGGTCGCTTTCGCCGGGAACTTCGCGGAGATCGGCCCAAACTCGGAAATGTGCAGGCGTTGCGGCGTGCGGCCCGTGAAGGCCACCCCCGCCGTGATCTTCGATCCGTTCGCCCAGGTCATCTCCCCGCCCGCATCCTTGTCGAGCGGGTTGGCCTTGCGGATCCAGCGCCAGAGCGCACCGATGGCAGGATCAGGATGCAGGTGTCCGTTCTCCCACGCGAACCGGGCCATCGCGAGCTTGGCGAAGGCATCGTCCTTGGTGAGGTCGATGATCCCGGCGGCGAGGTTCGCGTTGAACAGGCAATCGTCCAGGTTCGCCAGCACAATGGCGGTGGACACACCTAACTTCCGCGCCTTGGGAATGAAGTTCCGGTTGTGACGCTCGGCCAGATACTGCTCCTGCTCGCCTCGCATTCGGAACGGAATCGTCTTCCCGTCCTCGTCGAGGATGAGATAGAGATTCGCCATTCGCCATGCTTTCGATGCCAGAAGGGCGCGGAGCTGGTCGAGGTCGGTCATTGGTCAATTTGTTTGTGGACGAATCCGATTCGGCCACAAATTTTTGTGGCTATCGCGTGTTCGACTCAAGAATCCTTCGCGAGTTCGAGAGTTCCATCGTCGCGGATAGCCATGATCTTCATGCCGCACGATCCGTATTCCGCGAGCCATACCGGCGTGTTGCGTCCCATCTGGAAGTCGCCGCCCTTGTAGCCCGTGAAGACTTCCCCCATGCAGACACGCGCCATTTCCAGCGCCTTGCTTGCCGTGGTCTTTTCCTCCAGCTTCTCGAAGGCGAGATCCGAGTAGTAGCCTCGATAGCTATGCGCCTCCCCGAAGCCTTCGAGTTCCGTTTCTGGCGGCATTGCGGCCAGAGTGTCAATCAGTGTCCCGAGAGTCATTTGAGACTCCGAGCGTTCCTTCTGCCATTGGGCAGACATTCCATCCATCATTGCTTGCATGTTCATAGTTGTTTGGTGATTCTAAATTAAGAAGTCGAACAAGGCGCTGGACCGCAACCGATGTGAGCGGCCAAGTCCTGCGAGAGTAGTGAGTCGATTCCGCTCATATCGGTGCGTCAGCTAGACGTTCGGCTTAATGAAAATTAACCAGTCGCCCCGCTGCATCATTCTCAAATCATCCCCGAAATGCTTCCCGAGACCGTCAACAACTTTACTCAGTGCCGTCACGCCCAACACGCCCAACGGAAGCAGCACCCTCGCAACCTCGCCGTCCGGCAGACTTCCCGCCCGGAGCCCGGCCTCGTATCCGATGCGATGACCTTCCGCGAACTCGTAGTCTTGCGGGTTCATTGGTTCAGTGTTGTTGATTTCAGTCATGCTCTCAAAACGGTCCCTTCCTGTCCTTGTCGATCTCCCACATGGACAGGAAACCATTCCACCCGGTGACCGGAAGGCTCTCGATCTTGATGACCGGTCTCCCGTGGTCGTCCTCCAGAACGATTCCGCAATGCACCCGGCGTTTCTTTTTCTCGCCCGTTTCCCTGTCGATGTATTCGCCAATGGTGGCGGTCAGGTCATGTGTCTTTTTCATCTTTGTTTTTCAATCCAACGAGTGAACGTATCAAATCAACCGCCGACGCTTCAGCCGAAACCTCGACCTTCTCGGCACTGTAGAAACTCTCCATTCGGCACAGCTCCTTGGCTGCGGAGATGCGATCCCTCGCGGCCTCGACCGGAGAGGTGGCGATCTCATGGAACAGTTGCAGCATATCCGCCCGCTTCACCTCGAAGACTTTCTCGGCCTCCTTCGCGAGTTTCTCCAGCTCAGCCTGGACGTAAGCGTTCGTAAGCAGACGGCATCCGTTCGCCTTGGCGACATCGGGCTTCTTGACCCCATAGGCTTCCGAATACGCCTCGGAGGCATTGCCGCTCAGGTGGTAGAGCTTCACAAACTTCAGTTGTCGAGGGTTGAGCATGGCGTCACATAGCGTAAAACCGACAAACGTCCTCGCGCAAGCGATTGACGAGCGGCTTGGCCCCGGTGGCGCGTGATTTCGTCTCTTGGGAAGTGCTCATTTTGCTTCTCGCGCTCCGTGCGCTTGGTCGTTCCCATAATTCAAAATCGACCAATCCGGGCACTCGGAAAACTGAAACACTCGGTTGCCATCCCGCACCATGCGCGAGGCGACACGAACGTCAATTTGATCCGCGATTTGTTGCGCCGTGAGATTGGAAGTCCAGAACGTAGGCTTTCCCGTCCGGCGTTCCGCAATCTCCAAAATCTTCGCCTTGCTCAGCGCGGTTTCGTAACCGGCTCCAATATCGTCGATGAACGCGACCTTGGCTTCGCATACGTGGTCAATGACTCCGTAGTCGCCCTTTCGCATGTAATCGACAATCGTGATCCACCGGAGAAACCGAGCGTTCTTTCCGTGTTCGGAAAGGTATTGATTGGCGGCGCGGGCCAGCATCGTCTTTCCGACACCAGAGACGCCAACCAGGGCACACCATTGCTTTCCGCCGCTCATGGTCGATTCGATGAAGCGGATAACCTCGGCGGCGGCGGTGCGGCATTCGGGATGAAAGCTCGCATCATACCCCGGGGCGAAGTTTTCCAATGTCAGCGAAGGCGGCGGCTCGACCTGCGTTAGCCGTTTGATCGTTTCGGGAACCATTCGAATGATTTTTTCCATGATTTTGCTTTTGTGAAATTTGGTTGAAGGCGGAAGCGAAGTTTTGCAGGTCGGCGGGCCACGTCATCGGCGTGAGGGGCTTACCCTTCCCCGTGCTCCATCCGTTCGAAACGCGAGAATCCGCCCATTGCCGGACCTGATCCGGGGAAAGGCCGACGGTCGCGCCGTGCTCGATGAAGTTCGCGGCAGGGAGGGTGAGGCGGGCGGCAATGGATTCAAGAGACTTGCCTTGGCGGGCGAGGGTTTCGGAGTCGAGTTCGGGAAGGGGATCGGGGGCGGGTGCGCCTTCACTCCCTTCCTTTCCATTCTCTTCCCTTCCCTTCTTCGTCACTTGGCTGTCAGTTGCCTGGCAGGCGGGTGACACTTGGCTGTCAGCTGCCTGACACTCCATCCACTTCACCTTGGTTGTGAAGAAGTTAAGAGCCTCGGTGAACCACGCCACGTTGCCGCGAGTCTTCGATGCCAGCGATCTGGCTGTCAGGGGAGTGCCATCATCCCGCACCAGGCTGCCACGTACCTGACACTTGGATGCCACCTGCAAAATCAGCACCCAGGCCGCAAACAATTCGGCGGCATTTTCCTGTTCCATGATCGTGGAGAAGCCCTCCCCGTCGTGCTTGTTGGGGACGCAGACCCACCTCAAGTTTTCAACCGTCCTTGAACGGTTGTTCTCGAAATGCCGGTCCCAATCAATGATCTTGTAAATCGGGTCTTTCATTAAAATTACTTCTCTCCCCCCCTTGTAAAATTCACAAACCGATAGTAAAGCCGCCCACCGATCCGCCTCGACCGGAGCCGAAACGTCTCCCTCCTCGCCACCTGTCTGGTCATCGCGGCCTCGAGGACATGGTGGATCCTGGCGGTCGCCGGAGCGTCCACAGCCAGTCGGATCTCCTCGACGGTGCGCTCAACGCCGTCAGCGAGAAGGTCAAGAATGGCGTCTCGGTAGGGGCTGATCATGCGGAGTTGGTGTTCGACTAAAGGCGGGAATTTCTCTCCGAGATGATCGCCAGATCGATGATGCCCTCAAGGTGTCGGGACTGGCTATAGTTTCCGAGCTTTTCAATCGCCGCCTCCGCAATCCACCTGATTGCGACATTTGCTTTCCCGACCACCTCAATGTCTGGAGCCTCAACGACGAGTTCGGCGAATTTCCGCCAGTCTTTTGAAATTACCGCACCGGAGATTCTCGCGATCATTTCGGCGTCGTCCTCGTTGATTTCGCCTGGAAGGAAAGAATTTGGGGTATCACTCATGACCCCTCCCTTCCTCAAACCGCTCCCATTCCGCCATGACGCGCATGGCATTCAGCTCCCCGCTTAGTTCCGCCACCTGGGCCTCGGCGGCCCTGAGACGGCGCTCCTGCGCGATGTGTTGCGCCCACGCGAAGGTGAGCCCGACGGCAAGGCCAATGGCCAAGGACGCGATGGTCCCGTAAACGTCTCTCATGTCAGGTAATCGGTGATAATTTTAATAGCTTCGTCCTTTCCATAGGCGACCTGCGCCGAGTATCCCCTCGACCGCATCGCCGCAATCCATTCGCACTGGAGGTCGGACAATCCACCCTTGCCGCCTCGGACCGGGCGACTGCCCTCGACCTTCATTTCGAGGAACAGGCCATGGAACCCCTTGCGGGCCACCGGGAGGAAGATGTCCGGCACCCCAGGCTTCACGCCCTCGGCCTTCATCTTTCGAGCAACGAGCAGGTTTCGGTGGCCGCCGTTGGGAATGGCGAACATCCACTGGAGGTCGGGGAAGTCCAAACGGCTCCACTGCGCCCACACGAAGAGGGCCGACTGCTCGTCATGTTCAAGGCGGTAGGCTTTCATCGCTTCATGCGCACCGCCATTGCCAGCGCCCCCTTCGTTGGTAGATGGTCGATGCTCGGTTCGATCCCGTTCTGGGCCGGGATGAGCTTGGCCGGAATGACTATCCTTGGAGTCGCTTTGCGCAAAGCGCCGCGCACCATGCGCTCGGGCCTCGCCTTCTGAATCCTTGGGTAGCTCATGCGCTCGGGCTGAGGTGGCACTCCGCACTGAAGGTCAAGCTTTCCACCGAGCTTCACATATCGGTCCAAACGCCGTTGCAGTTGAGACCGTTGCGCCTCGGACAAGTCGAAGTTTTCGATGCTGTCCTCGGGAAGAAGGTCGCGAACCGCGCGGAGGTTGAGCCGAATGACTCGCGCTCCGTTCAGCTTTTGCAGGTGATATATCGACTTGTCGCTCATGCCCACTTCGGGATGCTGATGACGCGGATCTCGTCATCGAACGGATTGGGGAAATTCCCGGTCTTGTGGCTGTGGCACCACTTCTCCAGAGCGGTCAGATACCACTCCCGGCCCTTCGCAATGCTGTCGGCATCCAGCTCGACCACGGCAATTTCGTAGGGGGATTCCGACTCCTGGAAGATGAAACCCCACCGGGTCCGGTTCTCGCCGCTCGCGGCGTTGAACATGTCGAGATACCACGCCGCCTGGGCATGATACCCGAATTCCGCGATGGTCGCCGGGAGCTTCGAGATCGACTGCGTGGTCTTGAGATCGACCAGCCAATCCCCGAAAGCCCCGGCGGCGTCCGGCACAATGTCGATCCGGCACTTGCCACTGAACCGCTCGCCGGTCTTGTCCTCGATGCCCTCGACCAAGGCCGAAACCTGCGCCGCGGCGCCGTCGAGGATCGCTCCAGCAAAGTGATGGGAGCGGATCAGTTCCGCCGCCTTCTTGGCCTCAGCCACCTGGGCCAAGGTGACGATGGGGACGGTCTGCGAATCCCGCCACGACTGCGCTTCCTTGGTCCGAAAGTCGGGAAAGGAGGACACCGCGAAGCATTGGGAAAGTTCCTGCGGCTGCAACAGGCAGCAATCGACCAAGCTTCCCCAGTTCATGCTGGCGGTCGGAGCCATGGGCTCGTCTTTCGTCAGGAGCCACTTGTGCGGGTTCTTGGCGAACTTCCACAGGGTGGACTTCGAGACGGCAGGGAACGCGTGGTAAGCGGCCTCGGGGACGTTGAGGTTGATGCCCTCGATCATGCGATCACCTCCTGCGCCCTGAGTTGCCCCGCGACCTCCTCGACCGTGGACCAATCGCTGGCCACCTTCTCAAGCGTGGCCGGGTCCATCTTGCTGAACGGCGTCTTGCCGTCGCCGATTCCAAGTGTAGCGAGCGCACCGAGCGCCTCGCTCACCTTGAGGCCGGACTTGGTCAGCTTGGCCTTGATGACTTCGAGCGGATCGGGAGCTTTCTCCTCGACCACCTCGACCGAGGCGACCACAGGAACGGGCTCCGCCTTGGCTCGCGCAAACGGCGTCTTCGGCGTGATGTCGCGGACCTCCCGACCCATCCCACCCGTGTCGATGACCTCCTCGGTCGTCGGCAGGCCCAGCGAGATTTCGGGAGCCGTGACGCGGATCATGAATGCAGCGGCCCGGTAGGAGCGCATCAGCTCCGGCATCGTCTGCCACTTCGACCCGTTCTTGGAGAGCCAGCCCTCGGCCTTGGCCATGTTCATCGAAACCCACGGCCCGAGGATCTCGCGACCGGTGGCCAACTCGGTGGCACACGCACGGGTTCGACCACCGTCCTGGTCGTCGTGTTCGTAGCGGATGGCCGAGAATCGACCGCACGAATTGAAGCACCCGATGAGGAACTTCGAGGAGAAGCCGGGCTTGCCGTGGATGATGTCCACGTTCTGCATGACGAGAAACGGGTCGGCCTTCATTCGGTCGGCCAGTTGGATGGCGATGAAGCAGTTGCCGAGGTTCCCTTGGAATGCCTTCGGGACAATGTCCGCATTGGCGAACAGCTCTGCGGTTTGGCGCATGATGGCGAAACCGCCTTGGTTTTGGATGGTAAGTTCGTTCATTTTGTTCTGTGCGCGTTTCCGTCGCGCCCCGGTTGTTTGCGACACCGTCAGGACTCAAGGAATTCCACTTGAGGCTTTTCGCCGCGAAGGTCTTGGTATTTCATTTGCAACGCTGCGGATTGAAGGATTTTCCCCGCCGCAGAAACCTTGGCGCGAACCTCGCGAAGGTCCGCGTCGCCATTGACCAAGTCGTTAAAGACGTTAATGAGTTCTCCGCGCAACTCCTCGTTGCTCGTAATTTTCGATTTTTTCATGGTTTTGTTTCTCTTTTGGTTTTGTAGTTCGCCATCAATCCGATGGCAAAAATCAGTCTTGCGATTGCCAAGATTTCAACAGTCGCGTCTTTTGCTAAAATGTTAAACCGGACAAGGACGGCAGAAGGGCTTAACTCGGCGGCTTCTTGAAGAAACGAAATGGCGGCGATCTGTGCCGTTTTCATTTTTCTCCTCGTTTTGTATTCGCGATACAAAAACCGACCTTGCGGGATTTGCTCAAAGTCGGAAATTATTTTCAGCATGATCCCAGGAAAAACCCGATAACTCCCGTCGCTGAAGAAAAATTCCCCTTTGGAATATTCAATTTTCCAAACATTCCAATCGGAAAGCTTGAGAAACCAACCGTGAGCGAGTGCCGCGAAACCCGCTCGGCGATTATCGGAAAAACGCCACCGGTTTCCGTCGAGGTAGACTTGCTGCCCCATGAATTTCTTCGAGATATGAACAAGCTTTCCTTCACTGAACGCCCATGCCAAAATCGCCCTCCTCACATCGCGGTCTTCGCAAAAATACTTGACCTCGGAATGAAAAGCCTCGGCAAGACCAAGAACAACCTCGGTAGAAAGGTCTCGTCGAATTTGTTCTGTGACGGTCATTTAAATCCGTTCGTTGATGCGGGCGATCACCCGCTTACGGTCTTCCTCTCCCACCGCCGAAAGCGGCAGGATGTCGCCGGACTCCATGTCGAGGACTGAGACGACCTCAGCCCGCTCGACCTCGACCCAGACATACCGGTCTTCGTAGTCCCCGTTGAGCAGGTAGAGTTCGACAGCCCCATCGGAAAGTGCCTCGCTCATGCCCTGCTCCTTTCCCTCGCACGCTCGATGTCGCGCTTGGCCCAGAAGTTCATGCCGGAATCGACGCTCGGGCGGATCCCGGCCTCCTTGGCCCAGGCGCGGAAAGCCTTCCGGCTCTTGTATCCCGCCCAACGCGCAGCCTCGTTGTCGCCTCGCAGCCACGGCGAGGTTGACACCGTGACAGCCGCCTCGATGCGGTCGAGGCGCTCGATGATTTCCGAGTCACTCATCGTGGCCTCCGATCAGTTCACCGATGAGGCTGCCCGTTTTGGGCCACGCGACCACATGGGTCTCGGGCTCAAGGGTGAACTTCATCGCTTTGTAGTTGACGATCCGGGAGCATGGCTTGCTGGCAATGTGCCTCGCGAACTCCATGCACTTTGAGCGGGTCGGGAAATGACCGACGCCCAGGAAGGATTCGCCGTCGTTGGTGAGGTAGCGCGGAACCCAGATGGTCATGCGGCACCTCCCACTTCAAGGATTGCGTCCCACGGCACGAACGAGGACACCCGCTTGCGGCCCACCACCCGCACCCCCTCGCCAGAGACGCGAACGATGCGACCGGACCGGGTCCGAAGAGTCGTGCGAGAGCGGAACTTGAGAGGAGTCCCGATTGCCCGACGAACGGGCATGTCGAGGATGAGGGAGGCGTGAGGGTTCATTGGGCCTCCTCGGGTTGGGGTTCGCGGTCGCTTTCCAGCTCGTCAGACACGACCAGTTCCAGCGCGTCGAGGAACAGCTTCGTCGCTTGCGCCCGACGACTGCGGCGCTCCCGACGTGCCAGCTCGTCGAGCCGCTCGCCGTGGTGATCGTCGATTTCAAAGTTCAGGATCATTGATTGTTAATGTTGAGTGATTGTTTCAAAGCGCGGTATTAAACACCGGGTGTTAAACACCGCAACAGAAAAATTGCTATTCTTGAAAAAAATGTTAAACACCCTTGGATGCCAGCGCAGAGGAAAGAGGGCAAGCGCCTGTGGGGAGGCTACTTAGAACCGGACGACTTCGACCGGCTCGATGCCGATGCGAAGCGCAGAGGCTTCGCGACCAGGACCGACTTTCTGGCCTGGTTCGCAAAGAACTGCCAGGGTCTGGTCACCCGAGGGACCAAGTCAGGGAACAGCGAAGAGAAGTGATCGCCATGCGTAAAAATACTGAACGCGTGAACAGCGTCAAGAGCGATCTGTGAGGAGCCGGAAAACGGCAGTGCCAATGGCCTCAAAAAACCGAACCGCCACCGAACCGCCACTTCTCAAAAAAAAGAGCCCGGAACCCTTGCGGTTGCTCAATCTGCACACAGGTTCGACTCCCCTCACCTCCACTTTTTCGGACCCCGAAACCACGGTAGAATAAGGGTTCCAGCTTCTCAGGTTGTGCAAAATAGGGTATTCTTGTGCCACTGAACCGCCACTGAACCGCCACCGAACTGCCACTCTGGGGAACAAGAATGCCCGCAAATCCACAACGAACGAGAGCCGGAACCGTCCCCATCGTTTACCTCCCCGACCGGGACCGGTGGCAGTTGACCACCCACTCAAACGGCAAGCGGAAACGGACCTTCTACGAAACTGAGAAGGACGCCCTCACTGCCTGGTCGAAGCACTGCCACCGGGTGAAACGATTCGGCTCCGGGTCCGGCGACTACTCCCCCGAGGATCACGCGGAGTTCCGGGAGGCGAAGCGGATCGCCGGCGGCGAAGACCTTCGTCAGGTGGCCGCATTTTGGCGAGCGCACCACCCGGAGGGTCAGGACAGCGCCACCCTTCCCGAGGCCGCCAGCGCGTTTCTGGAGGCTCAGAAAGGGAAGGGGCTGTCGGTTCGCCACATGGCCGCCCTCACTCAGCACGTTGAGACCTTCGCTTCCTGCTTCGCCTCCCGCGAGGTGGCCGCCATCTCAGGCAATGACCTCCTCGATTGGCTCCGCGAACTCCGCTTCGAGCCGAGGACGGTGCGGAACTACGCCGGGAGCCTTCGGGCTTTCTTCAACTGGTGCAAGCGAAGGAACCTGATCACCGTCTCGCCGGGCGATGCGATCCATGAGGCAGACCTTCCCGCCGCGAGACCGAAGGCCAAGGGTGTCTTGTCGGTGGACCAGTGCGCGGCCATGATGCTCTACCTCGAAATGGAGCGCCCGAAGTACATCCCCTGGCACGCGCTCCAGCTCTTCGCCGGGATCCGGCGGGCGGAGGTGGGCAGACTCCGATGGGAGTGGATCGACCTCGACGCCAAGACAATCACCCTGCCGGGCTGGTCCGAGGGAAAGCGGGTTGTGAAAACGGGCGACGATTGGGCGCTGCATGACCTACCCGCGAGCCTCTGGCAATGGCTTCAAGCGTACCCCGGAACCGGAAAGATCCGCGTCCCCGGCAATGTCACAGTCGAGGCGATGCGTCAAAAAGACTTCCCCAAGCTCGGGATCCCGGAATGGCCCCAGAACGCGATGCGCCACACCTTCTGCACCATGCTCATGTCCCTGCATGGTGACGCGGCGAAAGTCGCCAACTGGTCCCGGCACACCAACGCGGCCCAACTTTACCGGAGCTACGTTGCCAAGCTCGTCAGTCGGGATGAGGCGGGGAGGTTTTGCAGGATCGCTCCCGCTATATCTCCTCGGCCTCAAACAGCACCCTGATCGCCTCGACGAGGTTCCCGGCGTTATGCTCCTCGGGCGTGACCCACTCCTCCCCGTCGTAGCCGTCCTGGTCCGCTCCCCGGTAGCCGAGCCCTGCTAGCGGACCCTCTTCGGTCAGCCCGTCAACCTCCTCAACCGTCTCCGGCGGGTTGGCCGCCCTCCGCTCGCACCAGACGCAGACACGCCCGAGGCTGGGGATGCACATGCAGATGTCGTCGGGCAGGGGCGCCGTCCTTCTCATGGGTCGTAGGCGCTGATGCCGAGGGCGATGCCCACCGCGATGGCGAGCGAAAACGCGAACCACAGAGACCCGAAAATCATGTCGGGAATCATGCCTTCCCCTCCTGGTTCATCTCGCGACCGATCATCATGGCCCGGTCCCATCGGTTGACGAGACCCCTCCAGAGGTTGGTCCGCACGCCCACCTTCTCCTGCTCGTAGAGTTCCCGCATCTGCCGGAGGGTCGTGAGCAGGCGATTCGGTCCCTTTCCATCTGCGGCCTCCAGAGCGGCCCTGGTGCGCGGCCCCCATTGAGAGTCGATCAGAACGTGGATCGCCAGCCGTCGAAGCGCCTGTTGCACGATCCACGCGGAGCCGCCGGGGCCACGGTTGAAGGTTGTGTCGAGGACGTAGAACCGGACTCCGGGAGAAAGGTCGATCCGGTCGAGGCCAGTTCCCTTGAGAGTCCACTCCTCGATGTATTCCGCACACAGCGCCTCGCGCTCCTTCGGCGGGGCTGCCTTGATTCGCTCCAGTGCCTCCGGGTGGAAACGCTCGTTGATCCCGGCGATTTCAAAGCGCCCGCCGCCGTCGTTGGCGGGCAGTTCGTAGAGGATCGGGAAACCGTCCTTGTCCCGGCGAGCCTCCAAGTTGACGATGGCCAGACCGGCGGTCATCCCCGGCGCTTCTTTTTGTCGAAGATCGACCAAAGGATCCCGCCGAGGCCGAGTATGGAGCCGATGAGGACTTCCTGCTCGTTGGCGGCGATGGCCCCCTTCGAGGCAAGAGCCCCGGCGACGAGGGTGAGGACGTGACGAACCAGACCGAAGACAATGGGTGCTTGCATAAGGCAGGGCTTTGCGTCAAAGCCCGAGCCGTCAAGCGTAACTTTTTCGCGAAACCTTACGCTTCGAGAGCGTCGAGGCGGGCGTCGAGCACGACATCAGCGTCGAGGTAGTCCCTCTCGATTTCTTGAAGGATCAGCACGATTCGGTCGAGCCCGGACTCCAGCGCCTCGGCGGAGAGCCGCGAGCCCTGGACCAGGTTGACCGTCTGGGTGCGGGGAGTGACCCGCTTGAACCTGATCTTGGAGCTTGTCGCCACGGCGGCGGCTGTCGTGGCCGATCCCCCGGTGATCCTGCCGTTGCCGTCCACCGTGGCAGTGAACGTGAACTGGTTGCTGTTGAGGGTCGTCGTCGCGCCCGCGTTGGTTGTGACGGTGACGACCAGGTGAGCTGCGTCGGCCAGAGGGAAGTTTGGGAGCTGGTAGGCGGTGACCGTCGAGTTGTTTCCGTCGAACGTAAGGGAGCTGGTGGTTTGGTTGATCATGGGGTGTTGGGAATGAAGTTTCGGATGAGGGATTCCGCATCGCGGAGGACGTGAGAGAAGGAGGCGAGACCGGCGACGGTGTCGTTGAACAGTCCGCCCGCCATGAGAATGGTTTCGAGGTCGCGGAGCGGCTGTTCAAAGTCCCCTTCCAGCACCATGCCAAAGTTTTCCGGCGCTCGCACGATGGCTGGAGGAGCCTTGACGGGCGCGTCGAGGATGGAGCCGCTGGGTTTCCATTCCCCGGCGGCGGCGAAGATTGCGTCCTGCGCGATTTCCCCGAAGCCGGGGAACCCGTAGAGCGGTTCCGACGCCACGCTGAGAAGGATGCGGCGCATACCCCACTCGTCCTCGCCCTCCTCGTCGTCGCGAAGATCGCGCCACGCCGTTCGGATCAGCGCCGAAAGGACGCCGTTGAAGACGATGACGTAGAGGAGCGCCCTGGCCAAGTCGCCGGAGGGCCGCTTGCCGCCCGTGTACGCGACGAGGGCCATGTTCTTCCGAGCCTCGGACGCGAACGCCCAGGCGACCCGGCCCAGTGGATTGGTCGCGGTGGCCTCGAACAGGCTCCGCGTCCCCTGCCGCGTGGGCTGCGCGATTTCATCCACGATTCGCTCGGCCTCGTTGCGGGCGATCTCGGCGGCGGTCACGGGATCGACCCCGGCCCTGGTGGCCTTGGTCAACTGGTAGTCGAACACCATGGCATAGGTTCCGGCGGTGAAGAGGGCGTCAGTCCCGGAAAGGAGTTGGCCAACGCGTTGCGCGGCGTGCTTGATCATGTTGGGCTTCCCGGCCCGGAGACCTTCCATTGCCACCTGCACCGAAGCGGGCATCAGGGCCAGACGGCGTTGAATGTAGGGAGAGTTGAGAGCCTCGCCCCACCCGAGGTTCCCGGTGAGGAGCTTGGAGAGGCGGACGATGTAATCGCGGACAGGCATCTTGGCCGCCGCCGCCCCGAGCTGCGTCGTCTGAATTGCGAGCGTGCCGAGGCGACCGACAAGCTGCACCGCAGAGGCGCGACCCATGGCCGCTCCCAGCGCCTTCGTCAGGGCCAGGTGGGAGCCCGCATCGCGAACGCCACCCTGGGCAAACAAGTCGAGCCACGAACGCAACACCTTGGCCGCCTCCTGTCCGCTTGCCGCCTCGATGGCGTTGCCAACCTCCCGGTTGCCGAGGATCGCCTGCGCGTCACGGGAGAACACGGCGTAGGCTTTCCAATGGGCGAGCTGCTTCTTGTGGCCGACAAAGACCTCGACGGCATTGCGGAAGTCGGGCTCGGCCACGACCTGCGCCCGCGTGCGGAGGCTGCCCGGCGTCATGCTTCCGTTGCTCATGGTCGAGCCGGTCACAGGGTCGGTCGTCTGCCCGCCGGGAGCCTGCTGCGGCTTGACGGTGAGCGGGGAGTATTTGTCGTTTCGCGGGAGATTGATCCCGTTGAGTTCGCGGAAGATGGGGTTGAGGGTCTCGTATTCCCCCGCGTATTGATCGGTGAGGTAGTCCATCACCGCCAGCGCCTCGGTCGAGAGGTTCTTTTCGATCTCAGCGATGAAGGTTTCGTCGTAGGACCAGGCCGAAACGATCTTCCCGTTTTCATCACGCTTGCCCCGCATGTGCCGCTTCCCGTCCTCCTGCCGCCACATGAGCAGGGCGGTGATGCCTTGGAGTTCAGACATCTTGCCGCCCGCCTTGGTCTCGAAGGAGGGTTGTGACAGCTTCCACTGGAGCTTCTCCCCGCCGAGACGGGAGCCCCCGAGTTCGCGGAACAGTTCGTCAAGCCCGTCGAGGACGGCCTGCACTTCGTCGAGCTTCTTGGCCTCGGCCTCGCGTTGTGCGTCGGAGAACCAAAGGGTCCACTTCGATTCGGCTCCCATGGCGAACCCGGCGACCTGCTCGAAGTTGAAGAGCGAGAGGAACCACTCCTTCCACTGGCCGGACAAACCGGCATCCTGCTGGGCCTTCACGACCCGCTCGGGGCGGCTCCCGAGTTTTCCGGTCCCGGCGATGATTTCCGCACGGACCTCCGCCCGCCGTTCGCGCTCTTGGGCGATGCGCTCCTTCTCGGCCAGGTAGCCAACACGCCAGACTTCCTCCCCCGCATCGACTGCGGCGGTTCGCCGGGCTGCGTCCGCGTTCTTCCAATCCGAGAAGAGCCGGACTAGGTTGGCCTCGATCTTGGCGTGAGCCTCGGCCTCGGCGCTGAGTTCACCCTTCCCGATCCGGTCTTCGAGCATGGTTGCCCACGCCTCCGCCTGGTCGCCGTCCCACAGGAGCGCCTCCTTGAGCCGGTCGAAGAGGTCGTGGATGTCAGCGCCCGCCTTGCCTTTCGGTTTCTTCCCGGCCTCGCGCTTGGGTTTGGCGGTCTCAAAGAGCGCCTTTCGCCGGTCGTCGGCCTCCTTCTTCAGATACCGCTCCAGCTCCACGTCGATGCGCTCGACCCGGCTCTCGATCTCGTCGAGCATGGCCGCCGGAGTCACCAACTTGGCCAGCGCCACGGACCCGCCGATCTTCCCGCGCACCTCGGCGGGGAGCGCACGGGTGATGGCGTCGAGGGTGCGGAGGAATCCGAGGAGGACGGCCCGGTCGCCGCCCACGGTCTTGCGCTCCTTCATGGCCTCGTCCGCCCAGGCGCGGGCTTCCTTCCGGGCCTCCTTTTCCAGCTCGCGGACGCGGCGCTTGGCGTCCTCGACCTCCTGCTTGCGGTCGCCTCGGGATTGGATCTCGCTGGCGAGGGCGTCGAAGAACGCCTCGGGAGTCTCGAAGTCGAACATGGTCGCGGCCTCGTCGGGCGTGATGGAGCCCCCGTAGACGTAGGGCGGGAGCCCCTCGGGGACTGCGTCCCATTCGCCGCCGGTCGTGTCGTAGCCTCGGCGGTTGGCCTCGCTCTTGGACATGAGGGAGCCGGTCCAGTAGCGGACCCGCTTCCCGCTTTTGGTCTTGTAGGTCTTCTGGCGAAGCAGCTCGGCGAGGATCGGAGTCAGGGAATTGTCTTCGAGGAGGTTCTCGTTGGCGAGCGCCTGGATCTCCCCGGCACTGAGGGTGTCGAGCTTTTCGGTGAAGATCTCGTCCTGCCGCCGCTTGCGCTCGGCCTCGATGCTGGCCTTGGTCCGGTTGGCGCGAAGAATGGGCCGGAGCTTGGTGACCTGATCCGCGACCCGGCGGCGCATCTCCATGCCCAGCTTGGCGCGAAGTTCCGGCGACCGTTGGAACGGCGAGAACATCCGGGCGAACTCGCTGTCGAGGTTGCTCGCGTCGGGGAGGAGGGAAAAGGTGGTGTCTACTCCTCCTCGTCGTTGACTTCCCCGAGCAGTTCCCTCTCCGCTTTTTCCATTTCCAACTCCAGTTCCTCGTCCGAGAATTCCGGCGCGTCGTTGCTGAAGTCCCCCGGAAATGCTGGTCCTTTCGAGCTTGATGCTGCCATGGTCGAGAATGAGTTTTGCGTTGGTCTTTGAGGTGTCCGCGCCTTCGGTGTAGTAGACGCCGTTCCGGGCTTGAGAGTAGACGGAATCGGCGGTAATGTCCATCCCGAAGTTCCGAATCAAGTCGGCGGTGAAGTCGAGGGAACTGTGCCCTACCGCCTCGTTCTTGATGGCATTCCACCCTGCCCAGTGCAGGCCTCCGGGATTCGCGTGAGATCCAAGGGCGGCAGTAAGTTCTGGAGATGCGTCGATGGCAGACTGGAGGGCAAGTTCCATGCCTTCATACATCGCGAGGCTCAAAGCCTCGTTGCCGGAATCAATGCCGCCATAGACTCCGTAGATTCCGAGCGGATCCTCAGGAACTCCGTTGCTGTAGGCAAAGTAATCCATTGGCGACTCTGCGCCGGTCCCGCGAATAGCGGTCGGAAGCCAGAACTCGACAAACTTCCACCGATCCATGATGACGCCGGGAATTCCGTAGGTCAGGCCAATGAACCGCTGCACCTTGTTTTTGATTCCGAGGGATCCCGCGTCTAGCGACCAGAACCTCCGGCCCATTTCCTGCGCCGATGGTGCCGCGTAGACATTGGCGAGATCTTCCCATCTCCCGTTTAGCCTAGAGAGCATCAGGTAAAACGAATTCGCGTTTGCGGTCGCGGCGTTTCCAATCTTGCCTGCGCCGGGAGTTTCCAATCGCGCCCCTTGAACGACCTTCTTCCACTGCTTGACGGTCATCTTGAAATTGCCGTCGATGGATGACTGGATGGCGGCGAGGACAGGCTTGCTGCTGATCAACCGGATCCACATCCCCTCCTGATGAATCGGAGGAAGCATCCGGGAAAGGATTCCCCACAGGTGATGCAATGCCGTCACCCAGACATGCGGAGCTTGCCCTTCTCCGATGAGGTCTCGCATCGTCTTTGTGGAGTTGAGACCCTCCTGCGCCGACTGCTGCGTCCCCGGAATTGTGAGATCGCCATGATAGGCTCCATTGAGCTTTTCGACATATCCCTTCGGGTCTTCAAACAGTTGCCCGATTCCAGTCGGAGGCATCATCACATCGCCATAAACGCCGGACTTTTTCAAGTAGTTCACCCATCCAGATGGAGTCGCGATTCGGGAGGGGTCTCCCCTGAGCCAGGTGAGGGCATTGTCGATTGAAGCAAAAACTTTTTCGCGATTCTTCTTGGTCGTGAGTTTCTTCCCGAGAGACTTCCCTTTCGTGTTCGGGATCGACCAGATTGGAAGCGCATCAGAGACTTTTGCTTTCACGCCCTTGGGGGGTTTGACCCCGGTGGCGGAAACCCTCACCGAGAACGTCGTCTCCCCGCCTTGCTGCTCGACGGGTTGCCCGTTCTCCTCCAGGATGCGGACGAGACTCTCGTCAAAGATGACATAGTTGTAGGTTCCCGTCCCGTCCGCCCTGCTGTTGCCGTCGAGGTAGCGGATGCCGGGGATGCCGACCCGGAGTAATTCTGCTGATGCCGACTTCCCTTTGTCGATCTCGGCGTTCCACTGGGTCGCGAGGGCACCGTAAAGATACCCGCCAGTTCCTCCGCGACGTTTCATGTACTCGGTCATTTCCTCGTCGGGACCAATGACCTTTTGAATCGCGGCTTTCACCTTCTCGCTCTGCTCACTCAGCGGCTTGTCCCAGTCGAGGAAGTCGCCTTCGTCGGGGAGCAGTTCGACGGTGTAGAGGTTGCCCGGACCAATTTCTGGCTTTTCCAACTTTAGTTTGACGATCTTCGTGTAAAGAGACTTCGCTCGACCTGATACGAATCCCAGCGCATCTGATACAGATGAAATATCATCGGCCTGCGAAAGATTGCTGAGAAGTTCATCCATCGCATCAGCGTCAGACTCGCTGAGATTCTTGTAGTAATCAGACCACCGTTCGCGGATTTCACTTGTCCAAGGAGTGTTCAATGGTCTGCCGTCAAAATGCAGCGGCACGTTGCCTGGGTCAGAAAGAGAATCCCTGTATCCTATCGCCACCTTGATTGCCTCCGCAAAATACAATCCCCACCCATACGCCTGCGCCCCCTCCCCGGTCCCGATCTTGTCGAGGCGGAACCGGTCCACCTTGTGCGGTGTCCCATGGTGCGCCAGCACCGAGAACGTCGCTGGGCCTTGGAGGACCATCCCGTCAGGCATGGCGGTTTGCTTGAAACCCTGTCCCGGCTCGATCACCGAGAACGTCGTCTCCGTTCCCTCCCCGCTCGAAAAATCGGGATTCCCGCTCAAATCCTGGGCGATTGCGCTGCCTTCCCGCTGAACATCCCGCTCAAAGAGCCGCTGTTCGCTCATCCCCGTGGACTTCGCAAGGAACGTCTCCAGATCCCCGTCGAACGTCTTGTCCCGGCGGGCCTTCTCGATCATGGCGGCGCGGCGATAGACGGCCTCGAAGAGGCTGGCATACCCGGTCAGCACCGCCCCGAAGTCGCCCCGGAGGGCGTCGGCAATGCTTTTTCGGAACCGGCTGGAGAACACCCTGCCCTGATCGCCAGACTTCGACCGGCCCGCCAGGTAGCCCTGCACCATCTTGCTATAGGCTTCGACGATGTCCTGGTCCTTGATCTGCGATTCTTCCTTGATGCTGGCGCGGAACAGGGTGTCCCCGCTCGTCGCCTCCCATTGCCGGAGCGCCCCGATCATCCACCGCCGGAGGCCCAGCTCGCGGATCATGAACTTCGCGTCTCCCTCGGCGGTTTCCTCAAAGAGGGTGAAGGGTGTCGCGCCTTGGTAGAGCCGCACCGTGTTGCGAACGACCCGGTCCCCGAAGGAATCCGGCGCGGCCTCAGAGGTAGTGGCGGATCCGAGAATGTAGTTGACCGCCGTCCTCGCCTCCGGCGAATTGGCGACCATGCCCGCCATGGCCTTGGCCTTTCGCTCCTCGGTCTTGGGCGTGAGCGCCTTGTCGGCCTCGGAGATCTCCATGCGCTGGGCCATGTCCTCGCCGGTCGCCACCCCTTGCGCCTCCATGTCCTCGGTCGTTGGACGCAGGGGAGAAACGATGAACTTCACCTCCCGGCCCCGCTCGATCTGCGAGGTGGTCATGCGGGCGGCGGTGATCATGTCCTCATGGAGGGCGGCGACCGCACTGGAGGCCACCGCCTCGAAGCGTGCGAACGCCTCCGCGTGGGAATCGTATTGGACCGCCTCCCCGCCGGAGTAGCGGAGCGTGTATTTCTCGCCCTCGCGAAGGATGGCCGGGAGGATGTCCAGCTCCCCGGCCTCGTTCAGCGCCTGCTGCATGGCCTCGCGCTCCGCGATCATTCTGGGGATCGCCTCGGCCCGCGCCTCCTGCACCGACTTCTGGTCCTGGCCGAGGGTCTTGAACTCCTGCCGCAGGAGAGTCTGCGCCCCCTCGACGTTGCCCTGGCTTGCCAGCGCCCGCACCTCGGAAGCCGCCGCCTCGGACAGGCCGGTGGCTCGGAGGAGGTCGTAGGAGGTGAGAAGTTCCGCCCCGCCCTTGAAATCCGAATACGTCCCGGCCCCGCCGCCGATCACCGCCAGTGGCAGCACCGCGAAGAACAGTTCGGGCTGTTGCTTGAGCAGGTCGCCATAGACCGGCCCCCAGGGAACTTCCGGCATATCCTCGTCGAGGGCCGAAAGGAGCCCTTGCAGCACGAAGGGCGTCAAATCCTGCACGTTCTCTTGAACCATTTCCAGACCGGCTGTGGCGGCGGTGCGGGTGAGGAATCGCGAGGCGACCGCGCCCTTGGTCCGGGTGATCTGGTTGAAGAAGCGGTTGACGGCCTTGAACTGGCCCAGTGCCAGTGTGGTCTGGCCCTTCTCGATGAATGCCTGGAAGGGACCGGAAAGCATGGAGAGCGTCTGCGCCTGCTCTGCGGTCATGGTCGGATTCGCCGCCCGAAGGGACCGGTAGGAATCCCCGGCCAAGGCCATGGCGTTGATCGCCCATCCGCCGCGAGCCATGGAGGTCATCATGTAGGGGACGGACTCGGCGGCGGCGTAAAGCCCGCGCACGGGAAGGAACTCCGAAGTCACCGGATCAATGTCGTTTTCTGCCGCGAGCCGAAGCTCGTCCCGAAGGTCGATGGCGTCCTTGTTTTCTCGGATCATGGCCAAAGCCTGGTCCTTGACCTCGTCCGAGGGCTTGTCGAAATCCGCCCCGGCCACCGCCTTCATGACTCCAGCCCGGACCTCATAAGCGTCACCACCGGCTACGCGCTGAAGCACGGCTTCCATGTATTCCTCCGGCGTTCCGGCCTTTTCGGCGGGAACCTCGACACCCTCGGCAATGGCCCGCTCAACGGCGATGGCCTGACTGCGCTCACCGATGGAGACGACAGAATCCATTCCGCCGCGCAGCCCCCGGTCGAACTTCTCGACCAGCCCCTCCATGACGCTCTTCCTCCCGGCCTCGTCGTTGGCGCTGGCCGCCACCGCCGCAGCGATGACGAGCTTGCGGTCTTCGGCGGGGACCATCATCACCATCTCGGCCAGCTCCCGATAGCTCGCAGCATTGTCGATCTCGCGCCGCTGGGCCAGGGCTTCGTCCATCGTCGTGGGATCTTCCACATCGACGCCCTCCTTGGTCATCAGGGCCGCCGACAGCAGCTTGACCGTCGAGCGATGCGGAGCCAGCTTTTGGTCGAACCGGTCCTTGAGGGATTGGAACTCCTTGTCCCACTTCTGCTCCCGCCCCACATAGGAGGAGTTCTCGCGGAACCGCTCCTTGAAGGCCAGCTCGGAGCGGAGGACGCCCAGGTTCTGGAGCGAGGTTTCCTTGGCGGCGTTGGCGACCTCCTCGCGGGTTTGGTAATCCCTCGCGATGCGGTCGAAGAAATGCTTGTGGGTCGTGGAGGGAGTTCCCCACTCCCTTTCCGAGTAGATCTTCATCAGCTCATCGGCCTCGCGCTCGACGCGCTCCCTGGGGACTCCGGCAGCCTCAAACCACTTCCGGTTGAAGAGCTTGAACTTCTCGTCCGGGGACTCGCGGAAGTTTTCATTGAGGGAAACAAGCGTGTCCTCATCAAGGCCGTGATTGGGCTCGGTGAAGAACGACCGGAGGGTCGATGCCTGCTCGTCTCGGCGGCGCTCCTGCTCGGGGAACATGGAGAGACCGGCGGCCTCCTGCTGGGCCTGATAGGCACGGGTGAGCGCCTGCGCCTTGGCGATGACGGCAGGGTCGTTCGGGTTGGCCTTTGCGACGGCAATGGCACGAAGGGCGTCTTGTTCTGGGATGGGCATCACATGGTGGCTTGCGCCGGGATGGTGTAGCTGTTGAGCCACTCGAGGTCTTTTTCTGGAAACAGGGCAGGGTCAATTTGGCCGCTCTCCCCTGCGGGTGACATTCCGAGAGGGTCGTCGCCGCTGAGTTTCTCATCGACCATCTTTTCGGCGGCCTTCGCTCGGGCGGGCTCGGTGATCTTGCGCTCGACCTCCGGCGCGTTCTCCCGCGTCATCTCGCCGGTGTCGGCCTGGCGCTGCATTTCAAGGAGAGTCTTCGCCACATCCTCATCGACGGCCCGCTTCTTCCGTTGGTCGGTGACAAACTTGGCCTTGCCTTCAAGCAGATCTTCGCGATCCGCCTGGCTGACCTCGACGATGCGACCGACTTTCTGCCTCGGCCCCCGCCACCAAGGATCGACCGTTTCCTCGTATCGCGCCGCGTCACCCTCGTCGGGCTGCTGACTGAAGTCGATGAAGAGCGTCTTTCCCGAAACCTCTCGCTGTTCCAGCTTCCCGGCCTCGACGCGATAATCAGCCCCGGCGTGGGCCATTTCCTCCATGGCCTTCTTCCTCGTCGCAAGGATGTCCTCCCCAAACGTCAGCGGCTCCCCGTTCTTGCGCTTTTCGAGGATGGTTCGAGCGCCCTCCGCCCTCGGGTCGTCGCCCATGGTCTGACCGATAGCCAACTCCAGAACCCCGGCGGCAACTCCTCCGACATCCTTGGCCGGGTCGTAGGCAGCGGCCTTGGCCATGAGGTCAACGATGCCGGCCTCGGTCTTGACGAATTCCTCCTTGAGCTTGGCCGTCAGGATCGACCGGTTGAGCGGGTCGATGGGCTTGCCGTCGAAGAACGCGTCGAGATCCCCCTCGGTCTTGATGTCACCGTTGCCAATGTAGATCTCGGCGGCCTCGACCTGGGACGCGTATTCGTCGTTCTTGGCCTTGTATAGCGGCTCCAAAGTCTCGGCCCGCATCATGGGTGAAAGTTCCGGGTGGTTGACGTAGTTGCCCTCGGCGTCCTTGGCGGTCAGCTCCGCGATAAGGTCGTCCGGGTCCGCGCCGTCACGCGCACGCTCGATGACCTCGAACTGAATCTGCCGGGACACGACCTTGCTGTCGAAGTTGGCGACAGCATTCTGGCGGTCGTCCTCGGTTTCCCACGGCGCGTTGGCGATCTCGTCCCGGCCTTCCTGCCACAATCCGCGCAGCGCGAAGGTCTCGCTCCGCAGCTTCGCCCCGTTGAGCGCGTCCTCGCGGATCTTCTCGCTTGCCTCCCACCGGGTCCGCTCCGCCCAATCCGCGCCCTGCCAGCCTTGATCGACGGCATACTGGGTGAGGTTCTCTACCGTCGCCAGATCCCCCGCGCGAACCGCCCGCATGATCTCCGCGCCGTTCGATTGGTTGGCCAACTCCACGACCTGCTTCGCGGCGTCGAGGCCCACGCGGACACCGTGCCGGTTGCCGAAGGTGATGACCCGCGCCGAGATCTGGTCCTTGGCCGCCGGGGAGAGATCCTCGCCGGAAAGCAGGTCGTTCTGGATGCGCTCCATCCGGCCCTTCCACTCCGACTCCCACCGGGTCGGGTTGGGTTCAGTCAGCTTCCAAGCCTCGAATTCGCCCACCTCGCGGTCCATGGCTTCCTGCGCCTCCGAAACCTTGCGGAAGTTCCACGCCTCGGCAATGCGCTGGCGCACGTCGAACATGGCCTCCCCGAGGTTGCCGACGCCCTGCCCCAGGTTCTGGAGCCCCCTGGCGCTTGCCTGGCCGAGTTCCGGCGAGACGTTGGCGACGGGCTGCTTGACATCGCCCAGGGCGTCCGCCAGAGAAGCGATGCCGCGAAGGGCGGTGGACGCATCGACCCGCAGCCCCTGCTCGGACTCCATGGCCGGAGCCACCGGCTGGGCCGGTCCCTCTGCTCGATATTGTGGAATGATGGGCATTTTAGGGTCTGGCTTCGAGTTTCTTGACGGCTTCGAGGATCAGGGCGCTCTGCTCCTTGATGTCCGCGAGCTGGTCCTCGGTGCGGTCGAGGCGCTTGTCGATGTCGTGGAACTGCGCCTGCGACGGAGGAGGTGCGGCGTCGAACCGCACCGCCCGCGTTTCCAGCTGCGCGACCTTCGGTTGCAGCTCCGCGATGTCATCGCCATGCTCCGCCTGCACCTGGTTGACGGTGAAGACCCACCCGGCGACCGCCACGCCCGCCGCCGCGAGGCCGCCGAGAGCCCATGCGATGACCTTGAGGGCGGAACCCGCGTGGTTGATCCGCTCCAAAGCCTCGAAAAGTTCGTGCTGTTCCTGTTCGCTCATCAGTTCAAAGTGGAGGCTCATCGCCAAATGGAGGATCCCGCCGGACGCGAAGTCACGCCGGGGAGGTTCATGCCGAGGTAATTGCTGGTGTAGTTCTGCTGGAGGATTCCGCCGACGCCCGCGAGGGCCGATCCGAGGGCCGAGGTGGTCGCCCCTTGGGCGGCGTCCATTCCGGCGAGGCGCTTCATCTCCGCCTGCTGGAGCGCCATTTGGTAGGCAGTCTGGGCTCCGATGCGACCGAGCTTGTTGGCAGCCATGGAGAGGGCGGCTCCCCGCTGGCCCATCTGGTAGTCGGCGCGGGCGCGGGCGTTGCCGAGGGCGGCCCCGGCCTCGATCATGCCGGCGCGGGCGAGGGTGTCGTTCCGCTCGAAGTTGGCCGCATCCTGCGCGTCCTGCACCTCCAGGGCAAATTGGGCCGCCGATTCGGCCATGACCTCCAGAGGGCTGCCGGACATCATGACGCCGCTCGCCGCCGTGGCCGCCTGCTGCCGCCCTTGAAACTCATCGAAGGCACGCATCTTCCGGCGGATCGCTTCCCGGCTCGATGCGGTTCGCGCTTCGGCAAAGTTCCGCAGTCGCTCGGCGTTCCGCTGCTGGGCCTCGTTCTCGGCAATGGCAAGGCGCAGGTTCGCCCGATTGGCTCCCCGCTGGATGCCGATGCCCACGCGATTGAGGGCGAGCTGGTTGAGCGTCGTGGCCCGTTGTTGGGTCGCGTTGGCGGCGTCGATTCCCGCGTTGATTCCGGCGGTCTGGGAATAGCGGCGTGCGCTCCCCAGTTGCCCGAGAACGCCGATCCCTCCGCCGATGGCAGAAATGAGTGTGGGGAGAATCATCATTTGCCTAGGACTTCGATTTTTGGAATCACCGCGAGGATGTTGCAGGGAAGCGGCAGGGTCTGGCGGAGCGTGAAGTCGATACTGGTCTTGTGTGCGCCAAGGTTGGTAATGTCAACCATTCCTGTGTAAAGCGGCTCGGCCTCGCCACTGTTGGTTTCGGTGGACCGGCCCAGCACCTCGAACCACTTCGATTCGGTCGCGGACGGGTCGTCGGCATACTGCGCCCCGAAAGTCTTCCACAGGTTCAACGTGGCCCGCTTGGCGACAAAGCGCCGCCCCTGCGCCGTGCCGTTGTCCATGCCCACCTCGATCTTGGAAGGCTGGAGGCGCGAGGTATACGGAATCCCCGCGATCCGCACCGCCGCCGCCGTCCCGATGGACACTTGACCGGCGGAGACGACCTTGGACTCCTCGACCCCGGCGTCCGCGAGGATGGCCACCGTTGAGCCGTTGAGGTGGGTCAGGCCGGAAATGGTCGTGCTGGGTGAGCCGGAGACGAGGACCGCCGAATCGACGTAGACCAGTTCGTCGGCATTGTTCTCGTCGAGCTTCGCGAAATGGTCCGGGTCGAACCGCTCGATGAGGCGCGTCCCTCCCCGGTTGACGACCAGCCAGACTTGATCAGCGTCCCCTTCGTCGCCGTAGATCACCGCGACGGATTCGACCAAGCCGGTTCCGGAGGTGTGGCGAGCCCAGGCAATGACGCTCTGGTCGGGCTCATAGGTCAGGGAGAGGAGGACGCCATCGTTTCGGACCGCCCAGATGATCGGGTCGGGTTGTTGCTGGAAGGCCATCTGTCGGATCCCGGAGCGGGTGATATGCTCGGCCAACAGGGTCAGGTCACTGGCGACACCCTCCCCTCCCTGCCCGTAGCTGAACTGGCGGAGCTTCCGCGCCCCCCGCTGGAGGAAAAGCAGGTTGTTGGCCGCGACGAACGCCTGGCGGTGCGTTGAGCCAAAACGCGATTGACGCCGGACGAAGATGTTGCTCGGCGTGATCGCCGTCTGCTGCGACGTGGCGGCGGTCCACTCCTCACTCTGCGTGAAGATGACGAGGCTGGAATGCGAGACCAGGCTTTGAATCGCGGAGCCCTCCTGCGCCGCGAGCGTGAAGGCGAGCGCATCGTTGTCAAAGGCGCCTCGGCGGAAGTTCTCGTAGTCCCCGGTGGCGGAGGCCCAGATCGTGTTGGGCTGGAGTTCGGTTCCGCCAAACCAGAGGCGCTGTTCGTGGAAGCAGACGGCCCGAGGCCACCCGGCGTATTCAGCCCATGCCTCAATGGCCCATTCGGTCGTTGCGGCGGTCGAGTCGAAAGGAAGCTGCACGGCACAATCAACCACTGGGAGCGATTCGTTAAACCCAATACCGTCACTGATTCGTGCGTAGCCGACGCGGCGGGAGTCTCCGGCTTCGAGGTAGGCAACGGGTGACGCCCCGGAAGGCGTTGAGGTGTGGGTCACGTCGAGGCGAAGGTCGGTCGCCTCCTGAGTTGCCGAGCTGAACACAATCTGCCGTCCGCCGGTTTCGGCGGTGAACTCAAACGAGCGCAGGGTCGTCCATGCTCCGGCCTTGTCCTTGGCCTGCACCCGCAGCGTTCCGGTGAAGGTTCCGTAGGTGAAGACTTGGTAGGATCCAAGAATGTTGACCGCGTCACTGCTTGCGGTCCCGCCCAGCGCCAGTTTCACATGACTCGCCGCACGCCGTTGCGACAGCATGATCCTTGCGCCGGTGTATTTGCCATACTGAAGCGTGTCAGTGAACGGATCCGCCGTAAAGTTGATGTTTATGGAACTTCCCGATGTTGCCGAAGGGGTGGCAGTGACGCCGGAATTGTTGGTGTCTCGAAAGGCGGGGAAAGACCAGCTGACTCGCGACCACTGAAAAGTGTCCGCGTTGAAGTTGGCGCGGAAAAATCGCTCCAGCTTCTGGGGTGGATACTTGGGGTGCGCGAAATAGGCCAGGTTCCCCAACTGCGCGATCTGAACCTCGAAGAGGTCGGCGGCCAGATAGGGCGTGGCAAGCTGGAGCGGAAGGTTGTAGGGCAAATTGACTTGGTCAATGAACGGAGTTCCGTCGTCGTTGTAGATGCGGACATACCCGTCCCCGAAGGCGAGAATGTAGCGGGTCGTGGCTGAGACGTTGAAGTCGAAAAGTCGGATCGGCTCTTGGTTGGTGAGCGAGGCCAGTTGCCAGGCACGGTTTTCATCTTCCCAAACCCAGTAGTCTCCGATGGGATGCCCAATGTCCGCGCCGGAGGGAGGGCGGGTCGAGGTCAGGTTGCTGGTTCCGGTCACATCAGACCAAACAAGGATCCCAGCACTTGTTGAATTTCGTCTCCAGAGTTTCCGGTTATTGCGGACCCAATACGATTCGCTTGTGTAAGCACCGGCGTTGGTGTAGCCCTGCGAGGAATTGTTGCTTTCGGTCGGGATAGTGATCCCGTCGAGATTATTCTTTGCGGTAGACAAAGCCCAGGTTGCCGTAGCGGTGGTGGATGCGGTGCATACGTAGACCGCCCTGTTGGGCTCATCAATCCACACCGAGTTCACGACGTAACCTTGCGAGTTGTTATTGGCCGACGTTGGTGGTCCGTTTCCGTCCAGCTTGTTCTGCACAGTGACCAAAGTCCATGTCCATGGCGTCGATGCGGTGACCTTGTAGACCGTCTTGCCGTCATCCTCAAGGTAAAGCGTATTGGCCGGGTAGAACTTGCCAACATCGAACCAAAGAGAACCGACTTGATAACCATCTCCAGAGTCGTCAGATGGAATCGGAAATGTCGTTGCGGTCTTGTTGTGCTGTGCCGTCGAAAGGGTCCACGTCGCCGTGCTGCTGTCGGCACTGGAGCAGGTGTAAACCGCACCGGTGGAAAGATTCACCCAGACCGATCCAGAGGAAAAACCCTGGGTCGTGTTTGCGGCATTGGTAGGATTGGAGGCGGTTGAATATTCCACCTTCGCCGTGACCACGACCCAATCGGCGTCATTTGCTTCCACCCCATTGGCACGGAAAACTGTCGGAGGGGGTGGAGGATTTCCATTGGGAAACAATAGCCGGTGGTCGCGATTTACATTCTCCACCCAATCCGCCAAAGCGTGCTGGGTCGCGAGATACATCGTGCCGGGCCGACGAAACGCGCCGCCGTAGATCTTCGGAATGAAGTTCTCCAGAATGCGGCAGGAGAACGGGTGCTTCGCCTCGTCCACACGGGCGTCCATGAGCGGGGAGAGTTCCCCGGCGTTGAAGCTGTTTCGATGGACGTGGATGCTCATCAGGTCTTGATGATGTAGTTGAGGATGATGGTCGGCTGGAGTGACGACGCGCCTCTCGTGGGAGTCGTGACTGAGGTGACGCGAGTCGCACTGCCGCCAGTGGTTGTGGTGCTCGCCGACGAACGCGTGATCGAGTGCGAGTGAGTTTCTGCTCCGCCTGCGTTTCCGAGGATGTCCCCGTCGAGAGATGCCGTTGTGAGTCGCCCGGCATTCCCTCCGCCTGTGCCGACGGTGTTGTTCATGTCATCACGCCCGGCTGCGACACGACCACGAAGGTCGGGGAGGGTGAAGGACGACGCATCGACGGACCCGTAGGTGGTTCCGATGGCGGTGAAAAGGTCGGCGTAGGTCGTGCGCGAAACAGACGATCCGTCGCACCATAGCCACCCGGCGGGGAGTGCCATTCCGGCATAGGGAGTCACCATCCCGGTGAGGATTCCGAACCCATCATTTCCTCGCTTTGATACAGTGAACCCGTGCGCGGCGTTGATTGAGCCGAACGATCCCTGGATATTTTTCGCACTGACTTGAATCGCCCCGGTGCCCGTGCCGAATGTTGATACCACCTCGAACGAGATATGGGTCGTTGCCGAACTCGCGTTGACGTAGTCACCCGCAACCAAACTGAGAGCAGGTATAAACGTGCCTTCGTTGAAAAAAATGGTGAAGCTTGCTCCCGGTGACGGACTCCCGAATGAAACAGAAAAAATCGTCCCGAACGGATTCGAGTTCCCGTCCGTTGTTCTGGTCAGTTGAATGCCGGAAGATGGGCCTTGAACCCCCTGCAACCCCTGCACCCCCTGCTGTCCTTGCGCTCCGACTTCCCCCTTGTCTCCCGTCCGGCTGAAACCCACTTCAAGGACATCCCCTGCGTTGATCGTTCCGACGCTCGACACTGGCGTCACCGAGAGAATCCTGCCTCCGGTGATGCTCGTCGTCGCTCCGGTGATGTTGAAGAGGCGTTGGACTCCGGGTTGGTTTTTCTTGATGATGCGGACCTGCCCCCGGATGGCACTGCTGCTGTCGTCGAACGAATCCAGCCATGCGGTCTGGTCGATGAGATAGTCGTCGGTCGTGCTGAGTAGGATCGCGGTGATATTCGCGAAGGTCGCATTGTTGAAGTTCAAGAAGCGATTGAACGCAGTGGCGGTTGATGTGCCGCTTGAGAATTGGTACTGCGCCCCGATGGAACCGGGAGGTCCGCTCGGAAGGATGAAGCTAAGTTGCTGGGCCGGAGGCGCACCACTGATGGTCACCCCGTAAGCGTTGGAGTCGTAGGACACCGCTGACACGTTCCCAATGCTGAGAAAGTTCGACGGTCCTGCCGGTCCCTCGGGTCCGGTCTGGCCTTGAATTCCTTGAATTCCTTGAATTCCCTGCTGCCCTTGTATTCCGGGCGCGCCTTGGGTTCCCTGCTGCCCCTCGGCAATGTTGAAGACCACACCTCCCCACGCACTGCTTCCCTTCGGACCGTAGATGTTGCCGGTGTCCGTGTCGAGCCAGAAGTCCCCCTCCCCTCCATCTCCCGAGGAAGGTGCGCCTTCGCCTTGTAGCCAAAGCGAACCCACTCCCGCCGGTCCTTGCGGTCCCACCGGTCCCGCCGGTCCTTGCGGTCCGCCCGCCGGTCCAGCCGGGCCTGCCGGTCCCGGAGGTCCAGGCGGGCCGATGACCGTCCTGACGTGGTCGAAGTCGCCGTTCATGGGCCGCACGTTCCGGCCAATGGCCCCGCGCTCCAGCGGATCCGGCGTCCTCAAGCCCTGGTTCGCATCGACCATGCGGGCTTCCTTGAGTCGGCGCTCCGCGTGGCGGTCGATGCCCTGCTTCCGGCCATCGCTGCCCGTGATCTGGAGGCAGGCTGCGGCGGCGAGGCGGTGGGCGAACACGTCCGCGAAAAGGGCGTCCCACTGGCCAGGATTGGTGACCCTCGCCACATAGGTGATCTGCGCCGCCGAGGAGTTGGTGACGAGCATCCCGCCCTCCACCGCAAAGGAGGATTGGCAGGATCCGGCCTCCACCTGGTTGAAGGTTTCAAGTCGGAGGAAGTCTGCCGGAAGCGGGAACTGGTATTGCCACCCGAAGGGCGGAGCCTCGGCGGATTGGGACAGCTCGACCCGCTCAATGGCAAAGTCCCACGCATGAGAGCGCAGGAGCGAATCTCGCACCTGCTCGTAATGGACACCCAGCGCCCGCGAAACCGCAGTCCCGTCGTCCAACGACAGGATGGCCGGCTCCCCGAGGAGGGAGAGGGCGCGGTTGGCGATGTCAGTCTCGGTCATGCCATGAAAACGTGCGCAGTTTGTCCGCCTGCCCCGTCATCGACGCCGTCGATGAGCAAGGCGATCATCGCCTGTTTTGTTGTCGTATCGGTCCAGCTACCAGTGCCGCTGGGTGCGTTAGTCGCGCCCGTGTAAACCACGTCCGCTCCACCGAAAGGCGATCCAGCCCGCCACGTCGCGGAAGGGAACGTGATGACACCGAGGCCAATGTTCGTTCCGCTCGTCGCCTCGACCGCGACGTAATACGTGCCAGGCTCAAGAGTAACCGACGACGCGAAAAGGCACTCTTGGGTCCATGCTGCTGTGTCCGGTGGCACGCTCGCGTGCAACGTCACCGCAGCCAGTTCGGTCTGTCCATCTGCCGCGAAAAGAATCGCTTCCGCCCCAGCGTCGAGATCGACCCAGACCCGCAATCCGACGCACCGCACCCGTGCGCTGATCGTGATTTTGTTGCCTCGAAAATCGGGCGATGATGTGTTGTTGTAGGTTTCGAGGGCGGCAGCATTGATCGGCCACATATGCCGCATCGGCACCGCACTGCCGCTGATGCCGATGCCAAAGCATGGCGCGAGCGTCCCTACGTGCGACCCGGAATCGAGCGCGTAGGGCAGTCCGTTGCCGTGATTGTCGTCGGCGAAGTTCGCGAAACGCACCGCTGACGGTGTGCCGCTGGTTGCCTGGATGACAAAGGCGAACAGGTCTCCCTGAGAAATCGAAAAGGTGCCGGGGAAAGTCACCTCGTAGTCGGCTGCGCCACTGGTGATTGTCACCGTCTGTGATGCGTTCGCATGGACGAGTGTCGAGGTCGGAAGACCGTCCCCAGTGCCGACCGTTTCGAGCCGCACTGTCGCAGTGCATCCGGTTGTTGCCGCCCCAACTCGAAACCACACTCGGTCGATGGTTTGAGTTGACGGCATCTGCATCACGTATGCCACCGACGCAGACGCGGCGTTGAGGTCAAAATTCGTGCCGGATGCCAAAGCGGGGGCCGCCGAAACATTGTTCGGGAAGGCGGGCATCGACATCGTTGGAACGGAGGCAATCATTGGTCGAGACGGGCTTGCACGGTGGCTTCGTAGGCGGCGATGAATTCGGGTTGGTTGCAGGGCCGGGCGGCGATGATCGCGTCAAGGCCGGAAAGAATTGCCGCGACTGCCGCAGAAAAAGCGGACACTTGACTCTCATCGAAACCCGCCGGAGTCGGAATCGCGGCGATGAGATTGCGGGCGAGTTCCTCCTGGCGCCGCTCCATGAGCAGCACCACGGTGTCGCGGAATGGCTCAAAAGGATCGCGGAGCCACTGCGGGAGTGTTTCAAAGTCTGCCGCCATGCTGGCGATTATCTGCTCTCGATCGCTCATGAGGTGCGGGTGACGACGAGGGTGAGGGTGACGCGGCTCACGGTGGTGGCGGAATCGACGTTGAACGCAAGATAATCACCCGCCGACAGGCTCGTCGTCCATCCGGTCAGTGTCGAGGACTGCGAGGTTAGTGCGCTTGATAGAGTCGGTTTCGCCGATCCGGTGATGGCATCACCGACGACCGGAGGGAAGTTGGCGTACGTGTCTCGCCAGACATCGACGACGATCGAACCGGATGCGTTCGCGACGATCTCGACGGAGTTGATCGTGCAGGCGTAGGGCACTCGCAGATAGCCTTTTACCCCCGTGGTAATCGTGCTTCCCGCCCCGTCGATGACGATGCCGAGCTGTCCGTTGGAAAAGGTGGCACCGGCTGGGCCTTGGGGGCCGGTTGCTCCCGCCGGACCGGTCGCTCCCGCCGGTCCGGTGTCGCCTTTTGACGCAATGAGTTGCCAAGACTGCGGCACGTTTGGAGGAGTATTGTTAACGCTGTTGAGTTGGCTCAAAGCCCAGTAGCTCGACCCTTCGTGCGTGACCGCATCGTAGAGGTTGTAGGTCTGGTTGATTGCCCATTCCCCACGGCTATTGAATTGCGGACCGGGGGATCCGCTGGACCCGTCTGCACCCGCCGGACCTGCATCACCCACCGGACCGATCAACGAGTCGAGCCACTGCTCTTCCGTCCCGACAAACCCGTTGGCCAACGCCACCTCGTAGGCGCTGTCACCATCTGCTCCCGCCGGCCCAGCCGGCCCAGCCGGTCCAGCCGGTCCAGCCGGTCCCGGTTGGCCTGTGATCGAATTGCCCGACGGACCCGACAATCCCTGCGGGCCGCGAATGTTGACCGCGGACGCGATGCTTGTCACGAACCCGGTCGCCCCCACCCATACGTTGATGGCGGGCTTTGTTCCCTGCCCGCCGGTCCAATCGACCACCTTCAGAACGCGACGCTCGCCATCGGACTCGACAGCAAAAACGGGAGTCCATCCGTCGTCTCCCTCACTCCCGGACAATCCGTCAGGAATGACGGTCGCGTCATTGATGCTGGAAACGATCCCGTTCGCGCCAACGTAGCCGGTCGAAGGCTTTTCACCGCTCCCGCCAATCCAGTTGGTGATCTGAAGCACCTTGCCGTTGCTGTGGGGTACGGCAGCAAGAACCGGCGACCACCCGTGCGTCCCGGCAGACCAGATCGGGCTCTGGAGGCATTCCCCCACGGACCCGTAGTGCCGCATCCGCACGCCCTCAAGCCCGTCAACGAGTTGGACGCGGCGCTCCCCGGCATCGACAAACGTCGCGCCCCTCATCCGCTGATCGGCAAGCACCTCCATGGCGTCCCGCTTCTCGGTCGAGGAGGTGACATCCAGGGCAATGGCCGAGGCGAGGCGGAGGACCAGCACCTCGACGAAGAGCGGGTCGAAGAAGGTCGGGTCGGTCACCCGGCGGACGTAGGTGATCTTGGCCTCCTCGACATGGGCGAGCAGTTTCCCGGCCTCGATGGTGAAGTCGGCGGCGCACATGGCCGCCTGCACGCCGTTGAACGTGAGAACCCGCAGGAGGTCAGCGGGAAGCGGGTAGGAGTATTCCCATCCGAAGGCAGGAGCGGCCCCGGCGGTGAGCGTGGCCCTGCCCATGGCGAAGTTCCACGGGTGCGCTCTGAGAAGCGAGTCGCGGACCAGTTCGAGGTTCTCGCGGCAGGAGATCGCCGCGGGAGAGTTCTCGGCAATGTCCGTGATTCTGGGCTCTCCGAGCCGGGAGAGCGCCATGTTCGCGAGATCGGTGTTCGTCATTGCCGGAGGAATTGCGGGAGCAGGATTTGAACCCGCGCCACCTGGTTATGAGCCAGGTATCCTGCCAGGCTAGACGATCCCGCGATTGAGAAAAGAAAGCCCCAGGCCGGTGGTCGTTCCGGCCTGGGGCGTGAGGTGGGTCAGTTGACCACGTCGTTGGTCGGAACGTAGGCAACGAGCAACTTCACCACGTCACCGTTGGCGAGTGCCGTCGCGGTGTTGATGGTGAGCTGGAGGTAGTCCGAGGTCG